AGGAACTTTGATAGTAACGTTCCACATTCCGTCGAATGCTTTTGCTTGATCGATCATCTCCTCTGCAGTGTCAGCAACAACCTCTGCTGAGATTGATTCCAACTGTGGAAATGATGTGTGAATTTCTTTGATGACTTCAATTGGATCACGTCCACTCTTTCGAATAAGAGTTGGATTTGTTGTAACACCATTCAAAAGACCCGTTTCATAAACGGACTTGATCATGTCAATGTCGGCGGTGTCTAAAAAGATTTTCATATTTACTTCTTAAAAAGGATAGGCATGTGTCACTCCCCATAAAACAAATAATCCTATGGTTCCAAAAATGACTAAGGTATATAGAGTCAGACTATTCATCACATTCCTCCTCCGTTACGGAATCCTACAATGTAACCAAGTAAAACTCCACACATAAATGATACCCACAAATATAACATATGGGATACAAATGCAATGAACTCAAGCCATTCTGTCGTAGTCATCGTCCTCCTCGTATAAAGGGCAAGGTTCTTCAAAGAGATATTGCATCCTAAGTTGACTCGTTCTTTCGTAAATTTGTCGGTAAAACTCCTCTCTTTCTTCTTTACTCATCTCTTTTGAATAGGTCCTCTACTTGTTTACGAGTATTGGTCATCTTTTCTTTCTCACGTTCTGCATGTCTATATCCATGTTTACCGTGAAATATAAAATGACCCTGGACAATCATAGTGATACCAAAGAGGAATAGAGTTACTACTCCTACCCATTCGGTAATGTGATATTCAGCCATGGTAGAACAGGTGGAATAACGCCAATAAGTCTCAGAAGTCCCTCAGCAAATAAAGCAAGAACCACCCAACCAACACACATAGAAATAATGGAAGCATTCCGATTGTGTCTGCGTATAGCAGCATCGATCATCTCCTTCACTTCTGATCGGGTTACCAAAACATCTTTTTGTTCAGACATTTCTTACTTCTCTTAAGTAACGGTGATACATGTCCAATACCTGATCCCCACCATTTTTTTCAGAGGGATTCCATCCTTGACTAAGAGTAAAATCGCAAAACTCATAAACATCTGTTGTAAGAACTACACCAAGTTTGATTAAAATTCCCATTAATTTAGATCTTTTTTCAAAGCACTCATCCTTAAATCGCCAATCATAATCACTGATCATTTTTCATCTCCAAGAATTTTAGCCAGGGGATCTTTCTGACCTTTCACAATTGCACATGCTCTTTTGTAGAACATGTTGTCGGTGTTACCAGAAGCCTCGAAAGTCTCCTTGATTTTCACCCAATTCTGATAGGTGTGATCGTCCATGTGTTTATTGAGTTGTACATGGCTATATACTAGTCACGGAGGCTTTCAAGTCAACATTTTGTGTTCAAATGATAACACTCATTAAACAATTATTAAATTTGTAACTTTTCTAAACGGAAAGGGTGGGATTCGAACCCACGGAAGCTTTCACTTCGCCAGTTTTCAAGACTGGAGCCTTCAACCACTCGACCACCTTTCCAAACGGAGGATGTTGGATTTGAACCAACGGATACACCTAAAGTGTATCGGGGGATTAGCAATCCCCTGCATTAAACCTAACTCTGCCAATCCTCCTATCGGATTTCAAAATTCAATTTTTTGACTTTACGAGCCCTTCTAGATTCCTGATATGCAAGATCAGAGGCACTAAGTACATTAGAATTTTTATTTTCTTTTATAGAGTTTAACATGACAACTTGATTTAAGTCAATTGCTGTTAATGTGGCTCCTTTTAATAAGGTCATATTGTCACAACCACAACAGACCGATTTTGTTGGGTGCGATTCCAACTCGGTGTTACACACCTTACATCTTACTTTTAACATTGTATGTATTTTTATATATCAATAAGGTTACTTCCTCATTGGTGTTATTTATAATGCTTGATGACGGGATCGAACCGCCGACCGCCTCGGTGTAAACGAGATGCTCTACCGCTGAGCTAATCAAGCAGAGAGCGGAATACCGGATTCGAACCGGTGACATCCAACTTGGAAGGATGGCGTTCTACCACTGAACTAATTCCGCATGAGACAATTATATCTATAAAGAATTTAATTGTCAAGTGTCGCTGAAGGGACTTGAACCCCCACGAGTTACCTCACTGGAACCTAAACCCAGCGCGTCTACCAATTCCGCCACAGCGACTGGCTCCCCCGGCAGGATTCGAACCTGCGACCAATCGATTAACAGTCGATGGCTCTACCGCTGAGCTACAGAGGATTATTTGTCTTTTCTTCTTTTGTGGTCTTGAAGTAGAGTTTATAATACCTCTTCTTCATTTCATCAATAACATTCATATCTTCTTCAAATCCCATATACTTGAGATGTTGGTAAACACCTTCCAACTCACCTATGAGTAGAAGAAGATTGATAGAAGTTCGTGGTCTTCCACCAAACTTATATCTATTACGATCAAATTTGTCCATAAAAGAAGAAAGGACAACGACTCAGGAGGGACTTGAACCCCCGACCAACTGCTTAGAAGGCAGATGCTCTATCCAACTGAGCTACTGAGTCATCTGAATACCCACATATTATAAGGGATGTGGGGAACTTTGTCAAACTAGTGTTGGAGGAAAACCGTTACACAATATCTTCCCAAACCTTTACCTCTATTTTCTTCTTCAATTAGAACAGGTGTTACCAAATGTCTTGCATGAGAAGGAAACATTAACATTGAATTGTTTTTTGCAGAAAAAGTCTTGTTGAATTGTGGGAGAAAAAGATCTCCACCCGAAAATTTTTTAGGTTCTTTATAGAACCAAAATAAACAGGTAACTACACATAGATCATGATGTTCTTTATATGAATCACCATGATCATAATAACTTACCAAACAAGAAGATTTTCTTGTGGAAAGTATTGCAGTAGAATTAAAACTTAACTTAGAATATTCTAATGTACTGCCTTGAAATATTTTACTCGCACAATTATATATTGAAGATACTCTTGCATAATCTACGAATAATCTATCTAAGAATACACCAGAATTTTGTTTTAGAGGAACACCATCATCATCTACAGCTGTACCCGTATCACCAGGATCTTCTAAAATTAGAGGACTGTTAATAAACTCCAACTCTTTCCAAATAGAACATAACTCTTCTTCAGTGAAGAAGTTCTCTTTGTAAATGTAATCAAGTTCATTTCGTACATGATAATGTTCAGACATACTCTAAGTTAAGACCAGACTATTTTTTTAGTATAGTCATATGCATATTGTTGACGATATCCTTTGATACCCCAACCCAACCAGTAATAAGCACCGACCATGTATTGATCTACTGTTCTACCAGTTCCTTCAAACTCTGGAAGGTAACGCTGGAATACAGACTCATTGATCATATATGCCGTCTGACCTTCGAGTGACGAAGGATCATAACCATAACGTTTGGCAAATTTACCAAGATTACGATAACGATTTATTGAAGTCCACTGAATGAGTCCGTAACCACCTCGACGACATTGATGATAAGGAACTCTGGCACCACCTTCACATATGTTGGGAATGAAATTGCTTTCAGACTTAATGTTTCCCATAATCGTTGCAAGAGCATTACGATCTGAGATTCTAGTTTTTTCTTGGAGTTTTTGAAGAACGTACTTCTCATTATCGTTACAACCAGGGCACTTCCAAGATGGTTGATATTTTACCACAGGAATTTCTACTGGTTTTGGCGGAGCAGAAATTTCACTAATGCTAGGATAAGCACATGCAGCACCAGCAGTAGCGAGTAAACTCACTCCAATTATTCGACTAATCATTAAATTACTAGTATAGAACATCCGTTACAGGAATTAACAATTCCTCACGGCACTGTTTATTTAGAGCCATTAATAGACTCTTTAAATTCTTCATATACAGCGCAAGCGTTGAAGTATTCTCCAATCTCTACGAGGTAATGAAGTCGGTCAATAATACTATCTTTGAGCTCATCTACATTATCAATCAGTTGATTTTCCATGAAAATAGTCCTTCCTGTAATAACGACCGAGAACATTAGAATTGTAGAACCTTGGGAGACCATTGTCAAGCGATTCAGTCAAGACGTTATGAACGAATAACTGACGGGTCTCCTCATAGTTTACTTTTCCTAAAGTACTATGTAGTGATAAAATTTCTCGTTGGAAGTTCTGTTTTCCGTACTTTTTTAAATCATCTTTTAATTCTGGACAAGATCCATAATACTTTTTCCAATCGGATTCTTGTTTTACTTTTCTCTTTTTTCCTTTTGGCTTTCTGAACGACCAAAAATACTTTCGCCCAATGTATTGTCGTTGGTTGGACTTATTGGTAATGAGATAAACAAAACCAAAGTAGTCCAGAATATCATCAGAACTAAAAGGTCTTTCCATAAAGGTCCATGGGTTTTCATAATCACAGCCCATCAAAAGCTCATAAGAATTCAAGAGCTATTTATCTCTTGAACCCTGACAGAGTTATTGTATACGTTATTAGGGGCTTATGTCAAGTATAGATTGTTCATGAATAAACTTAAGTAATATTTTAGCCCAAAACTCATGAAATGATTCTGGATAATGCATAGACCACCTTTCTTCTTTTTGGAGATGTTTCCAGTCTGGATGGTGTTGAGCCACTCCCCAATAACTATAATTACGTTGCATAAAATATGATTGTCTTTGATTGTAATTTAACTTATTAGTTTTGTGATGTCCAAAAAAATTGTTTTTGTCAATTAAACTCCAATCTCCAGGAATCCAACAATTGCTTAAATGAAAAAGGTATGGTATTTTATTAGCCTTACATATAGTTTGAATAGTAAAAATATGAGATAAAGATTTAAAATTTAGTTCTTCTTCTGTATGACATCTTAAATATCTCGCATAACGTTTAGTATATTGAGAATCCATTGACATTTCTATTTGTACATTCGGATCTAAACAAGAAGATGTACAATGTCGTATGTTTTTGGCACTTAACTGTATATAAGTTCTAGATGGTTCAGCAATATTACAAAGAACAAAAACTTTTTCTTTTTCTATCAAAGCTTTTTGAATTCTTTCTATAAATTTTTTTATTAACCAATCATTACTACCTCCACATTGAGCATAATTTTCATAATCCCAGTTATGATAATTTGCAATGTGTGCGGGATATGCGTTTTCATAACATGAACCAGACCACTTTTCATCTATCTCTGCGCCCGAAGTGTGACTATCGCCAAAAGCAAGTAATTTTCTTTTCATGTCCACACCTTTACGTTATACAAATTTTCCCACTCTCTTGCTTGAGTTTCATCATTAATAATAGGTTGACCTTTAATATTTAAACTCGTATTCAACAACATTGGACAACCAGTTTTTTCATACCAAAGTTCCAGTAATTTTCTAAACTTTGGATTATCTTTCTTGGATAAGGTTTGAACTCTACTCGTACCATCAACATGAACTATTGCTGGGAATAGATCAGGTCTCTTGCATTTGACAGTGAACTGCATATATGGTGATGAAATTGTTGGCATCTGAAAGTATTCAGACGCATACTCTTCAAGAATTACAGGAGCAAAAGGTCTAAACTCCTGTCTCTTCTTTATTTTATTTACCCTATCTTTTATTCTCATTCCCCTTGGGTCTGCAAGTAGACTTCTATTTCCAAGGGCTCTTGGTCCAAATTCAGCTCTATCTCTAGCTAATCCACAAATTTTATATTTTCTCAGGTAATTAACTATTTCAATATTGTGGTTTTTAGATCCAATATTATATCCAAGATATGGATTGGTCCAACTAATGTGTTTCTTCTTATCTGCAAGAACGGCGCCAATTGAAGAGCCATTATCCCCAGGTGCAGGCATTATCCAAACATTATGATAATAATTAAACGCAATAGGATTTGCAGAACAATTTAAGGCACACCCTCCCATCAATACAAGGTTGTCTGATTTCACCAATGTCTTTGATAACTCCAGTATTTTTCTGAATAAAATCTCATAAACTGTTTGAGTTCCCGCAGCAATATCAAAGTAATCTCTTTCCGTATTTAAATCTGGCCTCCAATCTAAACACCCTCGATGGAGATTTTTTTTAAATTTAAATTCTTCCCCAATAAAATCATCAAAAATATCACAAGTCAATCTTGTAGGATCTCCATATGCAGACATCCCCATAAGAATATATTCTTCTTCATTTGGCTTTAATCCACATCGTTGAGTCATGGCAGAATACCATAATCCTATGCTATGTGGATATTTTAATTCATATTTAAGTTCTAATTTATTTCCCTCAGCTTTCCATATAGTAAGAGTTTGAAACTCTCCTATAGCATCTATAACAACAATAGCACTATCAGTATATCCAGACGTAAAATAACCACCACAAGCATGAGTGTAGTGGTGATCGTAATAACGAATAGGACAATCTATGTACTTTTTAAAGTTTTGATTCCACCCTTGGCCAGCAATAATTTGTCGAAGTGTTTTTTTATATGGATTTTCGTACCAACAAACAAGTTCCGGTTTACCAAATGATAATGCATGTTTAATAAGATCGTCACTTATAGTTGGATCATTCTTAATGCCTGTGAATCTTTCACTTTCACTCGCAAAAATAATAGTATCACCAACAAAAACAGAAAGTGCAGCATTGTGACTTTCTGATGAAATCCCCCAAGTAATCATTTGTAAATAAATGGATCCCTCTTCTGTAACTTTTTAAGTCTTTTGGAAAATTCTCTTTCCCTTTTCCAATTTGAAATTAAGTTAATAAGTTTTTTGATCATTTTCCAAAAGACGATAAGTTATTATTCAGTCCTTTTTATCTTTTTTAGCCTGAATTTTTTTGTTCAATGCCATAATATCTTTAATACTCATGTTACCGATGCCAGTGAAACCATCCTTAGAAGGATCTGGTTGTTTCTTACTGTCATCCTTATAACCGCCCGCAGAACGGGCAGCACGACGATTCTCATCTAACTCAACTTCCTCTTTAGCCTGAATTTTTTTGTTCAATGCCATAATATCTTTAATACTCATGTTACCGATGCCAGTGAAACCATCCTTAGAAGGATCTGGTTGTTTCTTGGAATCATCCTTGGAACCACCAGCAGCACGGGCAGCACGACGGTTTTCATCTAACTCAACTTCCTCATTTTTTACCATACCAGGGATGTACTTACCCTTGGTAGCCTTATCATGGGCCTTAATAGAGACCTCTTGATAGTCTGCATAAGATGATCCAGCGGACTTGCCGAGTCTTCCAGGCGACTTTGCGGACTTCTTACCGTCTTCCTTCCTTCCCCTCTTCTCTTCTGCTCTTTCTCTTGCAGCAGCTTTTCTCATTTCACGATCATGTTCACGATTCTCATCTAAAAGTGAAAGAATAGCGTCAAGAGTTACTGAGGCTTCTTCTTTCTTAAGGTTTGCCTTACGATACTCAAGATCTGCACGAGTTCCCTTGTCCATCTTACCTTGGGACTTGGGTTTGGTCTTACCACCCTCATCAGGTTGAGAACCAGGGTTTGCTGCCTTGACTCTGCGACCATGGGTGTATTCAGCACCACTCATTTTGGAGTCACCAGAGACCATCTTACCACCTTGGGAACGGTCATCCTTATACTCATCGGAAGACTGGCCGTGCTTACCCTTGTAACGTTCTACAATATCATCTCTCCACTCTTCACTCATGTTTGTCATGATTACGAGTGCATTCTCTTCAGTCTCTGCATAACCTTCATCTAGAAGGTATCCTTTGACTAGATCAAAGAGGTCTACACTATTCCAAAGTGGTTCTTTGCGTGGTTGAGCTCCAGTAGGTTTAGGTGCTGGTTTTGGAGTAGGTGCAGCTGCTGCAGGTTTGGGAGCAGGTGCAGCTGGTTTAGGTGCAGCTGCTGCAGGTTTGGGAGCAGGTGCAGCTGGTTTAGGTGCAGGTGCTGCAGGTTTTGTTGCAGATCCAAACTGAGATCTGTTTACACTTGCTTGACCAATCTTACTGGTACTAAGAATCTTCTTAGCATTAGGAGACTTGGAAATACTAGCAATAGCTGCATTTCCTCTAACTCTCTCAAGTTCTGCTTTGTTTCTTCCAGGCATATCCTTCATCAAAGGATTTGGAGTCTTTGGTTTTGCAAAGTCTTTACCATACTTGGCTTGATTTGCTTTCATACCAAACTCTTTTGCCTTTGCAGGATCAGTTTTTCTGAGTTCTTGGTACTTTGCATTGGTTGCAGCATCTTTCTTTTGACCTGCAACTTTATTATAACGAGCTTTCTCTGCGTCACTGAAGTTACCTGCAGTGAACTTTCCAGTCGCCTTATCAAGTTTACCTTCTACTCCGCCTTTCTTAGCAAGAACAGTTTGCGATGCTGGAGCAGCAGGACGAGATCCTCCGCCACCACCACCACCACCACCTCCAGCTGGAGGTGTAGGGTTTGGTTTTTTATTTTTTGCGTCTTTTTCCGCTTGTTGTTTTCTGAATACCTCTAAACCTTTATTAAGGTCTCCACCGCCAAGTTTTCTTAAATTAGCTTCACCAGTCTGTCTGGTCCTATATCTTGCGTCTCTATCAAGTGCGGCATCACTTCTCATACTTCTTTCATAAGAATTGGTCCATCCCCTATTCTTTAGTCCAAATTGAGCGTTATATTGTGCTTCCTTACCCTTTCTTCTCTGAGCCTCACCAGCAGCACCGCCACCTGCTTGTTGGATCAAACGATCTCTTTCAATACGAGCACGTTCTTTCTCTTTCTCTCTCCGCTGTCTCTCTGCCGCACTTGGAATATTAGAACCCTCCTCAGTATCAAACTCTCTAAGAAAATTCAATTCTTCATCAAGAATTTCTACTTCTTCTCCCAAGAAATCCTCAACAATATATAACTGTTCATCAATAAGTTCTGGTTCACTATAGATAGTTGAATAGGCCTCCATGAGACCTTTAATGTGTTGTCCTTCCATCTTTACTGCAACAAAAAGTACTTTATATGATAGTATTTATCATAGAACAGTTTTCTTACAAATAAATATAAGAAGCAGGAATAATGGGTAAAATTAATGTCCAGACTTGGAATTAATACGGGTAATAATGCAAATGACAGTCAGGGGGATACTCTGAGATCTGCAATGGGCAAAATAAATGCCAATTTCAGTGAACTATATGAGTTCTTTGGTGATGGATTTAATCTAGAGAGTTACGCAAATAGTTCTGGAATATCAAGTATTTCAGAAGGCCTAACAGGTGATCCCTCAATAGAAGTCAGCGGAATAGTTAATAGTGGAATTACAACAACAGAGTACATAGAAGTAAGAAATATAAACTCAACTGGCATTATTACTGCTGTTCAATACTTTGGTGATGGAAGTCAATTAGAAAACGTAATTGCTACAAACTCTGGTGTAGAAGCTCTGGATAATGATGTAAGA